ATAAGTTCAAGCAGTTCCCTACATATTCAGGACGGCAAGGCAGAGGTTCAAGAGGTTGGTTCATCTATCCAACCCTTCGCAAAATTCAGCCTGAATTGATTAACAAATGGGAACAGGCTTTCAATCGAATTATTAAGGAATGGGTCTAATGGCAACCGGTAATCGCACATTAAAGTTATCAATCCTTGCCGATGTTGATGACTTAAAAAAGAAGCTAGGCGAAGCGGACAAAGCGGTCGAAAGTAATTCAAGCAAAATTTCAGAATTTGGCAAGAAGGCTGCTGCTGCATTTGCAGTCGCTGCTGCTGCTGCCGTTGCCTATGGCACTAAATTAGCCATTGATGGGGTCAAGGCTGCAATAGAGGATGAGGCTGCACAGTTAAGGTTAGCTGCTGCCCTACGCAGCGCCACAGGGGCTACTGAGGCTCAAATTGCAGCAACTGAGGCTTATATCCTCAAGACATCTTTGGCAACTGGTGTGGCTGATGACCAACTGCGTCCAGCATTACAACGCTTAGCAGTTTCCACAAAAGATACTGAGGAAGCGCAAAAATTATTAAATTTATCTTTGGACATTGCCAAAGGTCGAGGCTTAGCACTTGAAACTGTTGCCAATGCTTTAGGCAGGGCTCAGGATGGAAACACCACAGCTCTAGGCAGATTGGGACTTGGATTATCTAAAGCAGAATTATCAACCTTATCTTTTACTCAGGTTCAAGAAAGATTATCTGATCTTTATGGTGGCGCAGCAGCTGCTAACGCTGAAACATTTCAAGGCAAAATTGATCGCTTAAAAGTAGGATTTGATGAAGCCAAAGAATCCTTGGGTGTTGCATTGCTTCCAGCGGTTGAGAGTTTTATTGGATTTTTAAATGAAACAGGCATACCAACCCTAAATGCGTTTATTGCAGGATTGACGGGCGATCAAGGATTAAGCGCAGGATTAGCACAAAGCCAAAAGGGCGCTGAAACATTTGGAAAAGCAATTGGTGGACTTGCAGATATATTAAAGGGCTTGCTTAACTTTATTCGTGAAGTTATTGGCGGATTGACAGAGTTAGCAAATCAAGCAATCAGAGTTGTTAATATTATTAAGCCCGGAGGAGATGTTGGATATATTCCAAATGTTTCCCCTAGTGCAAGTCAATTAGGAATGTTAGGGGCTGCACCATTGCCAGCAGTTCCTGCAAATGTTCGTGAAAATCGAACAACAGTTACTAATGTTACAGTTCAAGCCGTAGATTCTGAAGGTGCTGCTAGAGCAGTTGCTAAGGTCATTAATCAGAGTTCATCAAGATCAGTTCCACAGCTGTATAACAGCGGCATTACTAGAGCGAGATAATGTCAGTCTTTACGCCTGAATATAAGTTAAGCATCAATGGTGTGGAATACACCGATGTAGCTATCTCTGATATAGCCCATCAAGCAGGTCGTGAGGATATTTATGCCCAACCAACGCCATCTTATATTCAAATCACATTGGTGGCTTTAAACAATGAAAACTACAATTTCCAAGTTAATGACGGAATAGCATTACAGGTCAAAGACAGCACCAATGCATTCAAGACTTTATTTGGTGGCAACATTACAGACATCACCGCCGAGGTTGCCTCAGCTAGTAGCATTGCAGAAACCTTTACTTATACGATCATTGCTTTAGGTTCATTGGCTAAATTGCCAAAGGTTATCTATGACGGCACATTGGCTAGAGATGATGATGGCGACCAGATCTTTGAATTGCTTGCTGATCTATTCTTGAACAATTGGAATGAAGTGCCAGCAGCTGAAACTTGGTCAGGTTATGATCCAACAGTTACTTGGGCAAACGCTGAAAACCTAGGACTTGGTGAGATTGATCGCCCTGGAGTTTATGAAATATCAAACCGAGGCGCAGACCCAGATACTGTCTATAACATTGCAAGCCTTATTGCTGACAGCGCATTTGGTGTTTTGTATGAGGACAACGAAGGTCGCATTGGATATGCCGATGCTGTTCACAGGCAGAATTATCTTGCCAATAATGGTTACACCGAGATTTCAGCAAACACAGCCTTTGGTGCAGGATTAAAGGTTTTGACTAGGGGTGCAGATGTCCGCAATGATGTATTCCTAAATTACGGCAATAATTTTGGTTCACAGGTAAGTGCAATTGATTTGGACAGCATTGAGGTATTTGGTTATCGAGGCGAAACAATCAATACAGTCTTGCATGATGCGACCGATGCTCAATCTGTCGCCAATAGGTTTATATCTTTAAGATCCTATCCAAGAGCTTTATTCGATAGCATTACATTTCCATTGACTAACTCAGCCATTGATGATGCAGACCGAGATGCCTTGCTTGGGATCTTTATTGGTCAGCCGATGCGAATAACAGACTTGCCGGTTCAGATAGCCCCATCAGGACAGTTTGAGGGTTATGTAGAAGGCTGGCGTTGGAGCACTAGATTCAACGAATTATTTTTAACCATAAATTTGAGTCCGATCGAGTTCTCCCAAGTTGCAGTTCAATGGGAACAAGTATCAGCCTCAGAGGCTTGGAACACTCTAAGTGGTACACTTACATGGGAAAATGCGATTGGAGCAGTAGCCTAATATGGCAAACACTACGAACTATAATTGGGAAACACCGGACGACACCGATCTGGTTAAGGATGGCGCAGCTGCTATTCGCACGCTTGGTTCATCTATTGATACAACAACTAAAAATTTGAATCCGGAAACAACAACTGGCGACATTGCTTATAGATCAGCAACAGCAAATACAAACACACGACTCGCAATTGGAACAACTGGTCAAGTTTTAACTGTTGCTGCTGGTGTGCCATCTTGGGCAACACCAACAACGGGTGACATTGAAGGCGTTACCGCTGGAACTGGAATTAGTGGTGGTGGCACTTCTGGCACAGTAACTGTCACAAACTCAATGGCAACTGCAATAGATGCTAAGGGTGATTTAATTGGCGGAACTGGCGCTGATACATTTGCAAGATTAGCAGTTGGCGCAAATGGAACAGTATTAACTGCCGATAGTGCAGAAGCAACTGGTCTTAAATGGGCTGCTGCTGCTGGTGGCGCAAGCGGATTAACTTTAATTCAACGCTCAACCTTCTCAAATGTTGCTGGCACAGGCACGACTTTTGATGGCACATTTTCCAGCACTTATGTTAGTTATTTGATATGCATTGAAAATTGCTCATCATCTACACAAACAGATGATTTACAATTTGTGTTTAGATACAGCGCAACTGATGAAACTTCTCATTGGGGTAATTTGCTACAAAATACTTACAATGCTGCAACCTTTGTCAGCACTTCATCAAGTGGAGTTGGTCAATTACCAATAAACAGTTCGCAAAGTTCTAGTTATCCTTTTGTTGGTCAAATAAATGTTTCTAACATTGGCACATCAACCTTACCTGCAATAAATGGAATGGGTATGGAAGAAGATAATACAAAATTATCATTGTTTTATGGCTATACAGTTAACGCAAGAACTTATACTGGATTTAGACTCAAATCAGCATCATCAAATATAACTGGCACAGTAGCCGTTTATGGATTGGCAAAAGCATAATGACAACTAAAAAACAAATGATTGATTTACTTAAAATCGAGTTTCCAACTTTACAAGTTGGAGATGAGGATAATGGCTATACTGAATTGTCTGTTGAGGATTATGAAGCCACCATTACTGAATGGGCAAATGTACGCTTGGTTAAAGAAGCGCAAGCCTTAGAGGTTGAAGCAAAAGCCGAAGCCAAACTTGCATTGCTTGAAAAACTTGGCATTACTGAGGATGAAGCAAAACTCCTTGCGTAATGAAACCTTACCTATCTAAAGCAGCTGTTCAATTACGGGAGCAAATTGATGACTGCTTTCCTGATAGATCTAGAAAATCTGATGGTTGGATTTCAGACGCTAGGCATCAAAAAGTAAAATCGGATCACAATGCCTTGCCTTCGGGTGAGGTTTGTGCCATTGACATCACAGCTGATCTAGGTCAAGCCGAAGGCATATCTGCCTACCTTGCCGATCAAATACGCATTGCTGGCAAAACAGATAAGCGGATCAAATATGTAATTCACAATCATCATATTGCCAGCAAACTCTTAAACTGGAGATGGCGTAAATACAAGGGCATAAATCCCCACACCAAACATATTCATATTTCATTCCACCCAAAACAAACAGGAGAGTTCTTTAACATCCCACTACTAGGAGGCAACGCATGAAAATATCTAACAAACACAAGGCTGCAATTAAGTCATATTTAAGAGCTGTGGCTGCTTCCGGCATAACTGTTCTATTGGCAATTGTTGCTGACATCCGACCAGAGTTTGCAATCCTTGCTGGAGCATTGGTTGCACCATTGGCAAAAGCATTAGATCCAAAATCAGGGAGCGAAGTTGATTATGGAATCAATGCGAAATGAC